ATTTCCGATTGATGCGGATGAGCAACTGGCTTTGCCTTCTCAATTTGAACAGGTGCAGGAATGGTTAAGCACGCTAAATCCGGACACCCATTTTTGCGCATACCTCATACCCTACTTAGACATATTCCCGACTGGTCGGAAAATGCATAGTCCGCAGCAAAAGGTATTTGGGCGCTTCGCAGCTGATTGGGTAATATCGTACGGAAACCATGTAATCGAAAACACCAAAATGGATCAGGTTTACGGCGCATATTATCGCCATTACCCGGTACGATCTTACGAGCAGTTTTATGCCAAAACCACCAACTACATGAAAGCAATGGCTAACAATGAACTCCTTACAAGCCATCCGCACGCTCGCAACTATCAAAGATGGAAGGCCGAAGGTGACGCTTTTGTACAAAAATTATATGACGAATGCTTAAATACGCTTACTTGGCCGCCGGAATAGTTGGTATTCTGATGGTTGTAAATTTTCTCAGACATTTTTTTACCGATCATCCGAAAGTTGAGGATGACGACTTCCCAAAATTTATTTAAAAACGAAACACAATGATAAAAGCGCTGATAATTGAACCCACAAGCCTTGCACCGGTTAACTACTGGAGGCTTTACAGGCCTCTGCAAATGATGCGCCGCCGCTACCCTAAAGATTTTGTCTGGGAGGTAAAAGACAAAGTCCAGGAAGGTGATCTGATGATGTACGACTGGCTTATTTTGGCCCGACCGTCTAAAGCGCCGGAAATGGAACTCATTGCAACGGCCAAAAAATGCGGGCTGAAAGTAGCAGTTGACTACGATGACGACCTGTTAAACATCCCGGCTGTGCACCCGGCATTCGGAACATTTTACGACGAAGCCCGTCAAATGGTCATCAAATCGGCAGCCGCCGTTGCTGATGTGTTATGGTGTTCAACCGAAAGTATTAAGCAGACTTTTGGCCGCGAAGATGCCTGGGTGATACCCAACGCAATACTTCCATCCGATTTGCCGACCGAGCCAGCGCCAAACAACCGCATCGCTGCATGGCGTGGACGAGAGCAGCAATACATTGATGCTACGCTCCAAATGTGGGCATCGGGATGGTATGATAAGATCAAAGACATACCGGATAAGTGGTTGTGGATGGGCTGGATGCCGATACCAAACGTTGCACCTAAAACCATATTCCTAAAATACGACAATATCCTAAAGTATATGGATTTTCTCAAAGGTTCCGGCATCAATATCATGTGGAAACCTTTGTACGATTGCAGGTTTAACAACGGCAAATCCAATATTGCATGGCTGGAGGCGACAATGGCAGGCGGTGTGTGTGTAACCAATTACGCGGGCAAACCGGGATGGGAGTATTGTTTGCCGGATTTCGATTTTGATACGAACGTGCTGAAGCGAAAATGGAAAATGAGCCGGGATGTAATTTACGATAATTACAACCTTCACAAATTGGCCGAACTCAGACTTAAATCACTATTGGAATGTCCTTAATTCACAACGCTAACTATTTTGCTCGGTATGGTTTTCACTTGGGCGAAGGCAGAAGCGCACGCAAAGCATGGGAGGCAACCGAGCGCGATTTATCTGAGCAAACAGGCGGCTTTAGGCGATTTACAAATTATCACTCGTTTGCCGTTGCTTTGTCCAATTTCAAGCGAGGCGAACTCGGAAAAAATGTGCTGCTTAAATTCGACAAAATAAAATAATTTGCAAATAATCTAAACGCCTATTTGCAATAGGTGCGGCCGTATTTTTGTAGCAAATTTTGCGAGTGAAAATATTTGGTTGGGATATATCGTTCAAAAAGCAGGCGCGCTCTTTCACGGGTCAAAACTTCGTGATGGAGCGCGCTCGCTTTTTGCCGACCACGCCGACCAGAGCAACGGATAAAAGTATTCTCGGGCTATCACCAGTCTGGAGCGCAATCCGATATATCAGCGAAGGCGTAGCCATGTTACCACTTGATATTTACCGCCGCACGCCGGACGGCAATATCAAGACGCCGAATCACCAACTTCAATACCTGTTAAGCGAGCGCCCGCACGCGCATTACAGTAAGTTCGACTTTCTTAGCGCACTAATTGCAAATGCCTGCATGGGTGACGGCTTTGCCCGCATCCACTTTTCAAACGGCGTGCCGTATGCACTTGAACACATACCGCGCGAAATTGTCACCATTGAACTTTTGCAATCTGGATCGCTTGTATATCATGTTTGGGGCAATCCGGCACCAACCGATGTAACAAGCGGGATGACTATTGTAGCCACGCTGCAATCGTATGAGGTGATCCACATTAAAGGCGTTACTTTCAACGGCATGAAAGGCGAACGCCTGACATTGACCCACAAAGACGGATTCGGTGCGGCGCTTAGCGCCCAAAATTATACCAAAACATTCTTTGAGAAGGGCGCAGCCGTATCAGGTGCGCTTGTTTATCCGAACGCGCTAACAAAAGAGCAGGCCGAACGCGCCCAAAGCAAGTTTGCCAGCGATTACGCCGGATCGGATAACGCCGGGCGCGTGATGGTGTTGGATGCCGGGGTGAAATTTGAGAAGTTTAGTTTGGGGCCACAGGAGGCTGCATTGGTTGATTTCCGAAATTTGAGCGTGGAAGATTGCAGCCGGATATTTAAGATTCCGCTTCACATGCTTTCCAGTCTTGACCGTTCGACGTACTCAAACATCGAACAGCAGGAAAATGATTTTTACACACATTGCCTTCCAACGTGGACTCAAAAGATAGAGCAGGAGTTTAATTACAAGTTGTTTACCCGGATCGAGCGCGAAAAGAAGCGGGCCTTTGTGCAGTTTGATTATACATTTGTCCGGATGGGTGACAGCCAAAGTACGGCGCAACTGATCAGCAGCACCATCCAAAACGGGATCATGACCCAAAACGAATGGAGGCAGCGCCTTAACCTGCCTACTCAGCCGGATGGCAATGACAGGTACATCCAACAAAATATGGCACCGGTAGCCATGCTGGCGGAGTTGTTGGAGGCGAAAGCAGAAAAGGCAGAAGGGCCGGAAATGGAAGAACCGGATGAGCCGGATACGCCGGACGTAGAAGAACCGGATGACGACATTGAAGAACAACCGGCGGCAACGCCTCAAACCATTGAAGTATGAGTGTAGAGCGTAGATATACCGTTTCAGATTTTGAAATCCGCACCAAAGACGACGGAAAAACCGTTGTACGGGGCTACGGCCTTAAATTCGGCGTTCAATACGATATGGGCTGGTTTACAGAAGAGATCAGCCGCGAAGCGCTAAACAACGCAGACCTATCCGACGTGCGGATACTGCTAAACCACGATCCAAACATCATTTTGGGCCGAACCAAACCAGGCACCGCAAAAGTTATGGTGGATGATACCGGACTTTATTACGAAGCCGAACTACCCGATATCCCCAATCGCCAAAACGTGCGCGTAGCACTTGAGCGCGGGGATATTTCGCAAAGTTCATGGGGCTTCATGCTGAAGTACGAAAAGGATGAAATGCCGGATGAATGGACGCGCAAAAACGGCAAAGATCACCGCGTGATTAAGCGCGTGTTTCAAGTATTCGATGCATCGCCGGTAACATTCCCGGCCAACCCGGACACGACGGCCGCAAAGAGATCAAAGGAAACATACGAAAAAAATCTATTCAACAAACAGGCTAAACTGGCGGAGATCGATTGCATCCTCGCCTCATACCAATAAAATTTTTACCACGCTATGAAAAACAAAGTAGAGGCACAGCAGGCAGCCGCCGAAGCAGCAGCAAAAATTGCTGAATTGCGGGCGAAGGCCGAAACTGGCGTATGGGGCGATGCTGAACAATCCGCCCTTGATAACGCCAAAAAATCACTTGCAGACGCGCAATCCGCTGAGAAGCGCTTTGCGGAATTTGAACAACTGGAAATGGCCACCAGCACCTACAAATCCGGACAAGACCAACGCTCGGCAACCACCACAGCCAGCAACCCGATTACGGTCAATTACCTCAAGCAAGAGAACCGAGGCGACAACGAAGAGAAGGCCGCCAAAATGTTCTCGATGTTCGACGCCGCGCGCCAAATTATGCGCCATGAAAGCCTATCCGGCTTTTGCGCCGAGATTGATCAGGAAGGCAAACGCGAAGCCCGCAACAACGGCATCGACAAGTACGGCACCGGCAACATCACCCTGCCCGCTTGGATGGTATCCCAGCAGCGGAAGATGGAAAAGCGCGATATGCTCGCAGGCACCACAACGGCCGGCGGCTTCACGGTACAAACCGAAATCGGCGAACTGATCCCGTTCCTTGATCCGCGTCTTTCCGTTTTGGAAATGGGCGCAACCTACCTTCCCGGGCAAACCGGAAACATCGACTTTCCGCGCAATAATGCCGCCGCGACCGTTGGTCGCAAGACTGAGGTAGCGGCCGCCGATGAAACCGATCCTACGTTCGACCGCCTGCAACTGGCACCGGTGCGCTACACGGCCTTTACCGACGTATCAAAACAGGTGATCCTGCAATCCTCGATTGCGATGGAAAACTTCGTGCGCAACCGGCTGAACGAAGCGCTGTTCCGCAAACTGGAAGAGGAATGCTTCACGAACTCGGACAACACCGGCCTCTTCAATCTTTCCGGCGTGAACGACATCACGATCGGCGCAAATGGCGGTAATTTGACTTGGGCGCTTACCGTTGCCTTTGAGACCGAGGTAGCGGCTGACAATGCCGACATGGGCACGCTTGGATACCTGTTTACGCCACAAGTTGCGGGCAAACTGAAAACCACGAAGCGCGATGATGCCGGTAACGGATTCATTTGGGAAGGCCCCAACAGCGGCGCACTGGTCAACGGCTACCGTGCAATGGCCAACAACCTTCTGCCAAAAAACCTTACCAAAGGCGCTTACAACAGCGTGCTTCACGGCGGTGTATTCGGCAACTGGAGCGAACTGATTATCGCACAATGGGGCGGTGTTGACCTGCTTATCAACCCCTACACGAAAAGCAAGGAAGCCACGGTTGAAATCACCATCAACGCTTGGTTTGACCACGGCGTTCGCCACGTCGAATCATTCTGCAAATGTGACGAACTGTACCCGTCGTAATGGTGACAGTTAGGTTTATAAGAAGCGGCGTTCAATATGGATACGGCTACAATTTCGGCGAAGTTGCGGCCGTATCCATAGAAGCCGCGAAAAGGCTGGAAGGCCTTAAAGTTGTACTAATATTGACGGAGCCGGAGTTTAGTCCGTATGAGACGCCGGAATCCTCAGCCAAAAAATACGAACGCCGGAAAAAATGACGTGGCAGATAACCGTTGAACCCGCAACCGAGCCGATCACGCTATCCGAAGCCAAAGAGTGGCTAAAGGTTAGCACCTCCGCTGATGACGCGCTGATCACCGCGCTCATTAAGGCAGCGCGCGTGCATACGGAAAAATATACGGGTCGGCTGTTAATCACCCAGACCGTAAAGGAATACCATGACTATTTCCCGGCAAATGGCATACTACAGCTTTACTTTCAGCCCACAAGCGTAACGAGCGTAAAATACACGGATACCAATGGCGACCTGCAAACGCTGTCCGCATCGGACTACACAGCTGACATTATTAGCCGACCTTCACGCATTGTAGTAAATCCGGGCAAAAACTGGCCAACAACCGGCGAATATCCAAACGCCGTAACGGTTGAATACGCATCCGGATTTGCAAATGCCGCCGCCGTGCCGGAAACATTTAAAATCGGGATGAAACTACTTTTGGCCTTTTGGTATGAAAACCGAGAGGACATACCAATATCCGGCAGCAATGATCCGCGCATCCGATCTTATCACAACGCGCTATTTTGCGAAAAGGTACTTAATTGATGGAGAACCTTAGCGCGAAAAAAACGAAGATCGGGAGCCTGGATGAGCGCATTGAAATCCAGACGGCAACGGAAGCGCCGAACGCATACGGCGAACTTGTAAAGACGTGGGTAACCGCTGAGACGTTATGGACAAAGGTAGAATACAGCACAACCGGGCAAAACGAAACATATAAAGAGGCAACGGTGAAAGAATACCGACCGGTTTTTTTCACCGTTCGATACACCACGGATTACGACGCCAAAGACCGGATTATTTACGAAGGCGACGTTTACGATATTGAAAACATTGAACACGAAGGCCGAAAGCGATTTACGAAATTTATAGCGATGCTTCGGAAATAATGGCAAAGGGAGTTCAAATAGATATAAGGCGCTTTAATGCAGATGCTGCAAAAATGGTGCAACAATTAGAGCGCTGGAGCAAGGATTTATCAAAGGAGTCACAAAAGATAGTTAAACCGGCAGCCGAACTTACGGCTCGCGAAATAGCAGCACGAACTCCAATTTATAACAAACGGCATTATCGGTATAAAGGCGGGCGAAGAGTAGCAGAATATTATCCCGGCAATCTTAGAAGGTCGGTACAGGATTTGGAATTAAAACGAATTGCGGGCGCTGTTATCGGGCCGCGGATTGAAGGTGCTAAAACCGGCAAATTTAGCGGAAGCCGAACCGATGGATACTATTTTAGATTTGTGGACAGAGGCGCTCCTGCAATCGGGATAAAGCCCCAAAATATCAGATCACGAGGCGCAAGAGCAGCAAGGCCGAGGGCATACGCAATTATTTTACGGAGGCTTCAAAACAGGCTGAAACAAATATGAGACTAAAACTACTTAAAGAATACAACGGCATCCCACCTGGAGCAGTAGCGGAGTTCAACAACGCGCATGAACTACTCGATTCAGGAATCGCCGTTTGGGTGCCACAGGATACGGCTTGCAAACTAAATAACGCTGAGCTATACGGCGAATGCACGCACCCGATTGATCCGCAAAAGTTGAAAGCAAAACAAAACTGAAAATATAAAAACGAAACGGGCGAAACGAAAAGCCGACAACGGCCGATTTTCAAACCTAAAAATTTACAATCATGCCCACTACTGGAACTGTTAACGGCCGCCTTATTAAAATATTCGTTGACAACACGGCCGTGACCTGCCAAACAAACAGCACCATCGAGATGACGATGGAGCCGCGTGAATCCACCTGCAAAGACACCGTAGGCAATGCCGCCGCATTCCTTGCGGGCCGTACCTCATGGACGCTCGGAGGCGAGGCAAAACTGGCATTCGATGCCACAAAAGGTTTTTCCGCGCTTTATACGGCTTGGAAAAATGGCACAACCCTCAATGTAGCATGGCAGTCTACCGTCGCAGGCGATAAGGGATATAGCGGCAGCGGATTCCTGACTTCTCTTTCCGGCGACACGCCTGACAACGAGGATTCAACTTTCTCTTTCACAATTCAGGGAAGCGGCGCACTCAACGAGTTTACCACGTCCTAAACGCAATAAACGAAACAAACAAAACACATGGCTACAATTAAGATCGGAGGCAAAGAGCGCCAAATTTGGCTGGATATGGGAATCGCATACGATTATGAGATCACAACCGGCCGCGCGCTCCACGCTGACATTAACGACATTACAGCCGGCGCAAGTCTTGTTAAGGTAGTTGATCTGCTATACACGGCGCTGTCCGTTCCTATCCGCGAAAAAGGCGGTACGGTTGACTTTAGGCCGCGCGATGTAGCGACTTGGATAGCGACCGAGCCGGATGTAACTGAGAAATTTGCGAGCTTGCTTAACGACGCATTTGCCATCCCGCACGACGAAGCCGGGGAGGGCGAAGGAGAAAAAAAGAAGAAAGCGGCGGCGGCTACTGGCAAAGACTAATGGCCGCCGCCGCATACGCGGGCATGAGTGAAGCGGAGTTTTGGCGCACAACGCCTGCCTACCTGCATGCCCGAATCACAGCAAAGAAGTCTGAGGAAAAAACGTTTGCCGAATTTGCGCGCGCGATAGCCTACTTTGCAGCGCATTCCGGCCGCGTAAAACCGACGCCAAACATAAAGAAGTTTTGGCCGTTGCCGTGGGATAAAAAAATAGAAATCAAAGAAGTGGATTTGGAAGCGGCAAAACCGCTATTAGATGCGATGGATTTGGCTCTTCAAAAACTGCAAATAGAGAATGGCACTAACTGATTTAAACGTAGTCCTTCGGCTTTCAACCCGCGAATTTAATCGCGAGGTGAAAAACGTCGAACGTAGTTTGCAGTCCGCTTCAGACAGGTTATCCGATATTGGTAACAGTTTATCACTTGCTTTGACCGCGCCGCTTGTTGGGATTGGAGGCGCCGCTATTGTAGCGGCCGGGGAATTTGAGCGCTTACGCTTGGGACTGGAGGCCACCATGACGGATGCCGGATATAGTATTCAACAAGCCAGAGAAGAACTTGAGAAATTACGCGAAGTAGCCAAAGCGCCGGGCATTGACTTTGAGCAGGCAGTGCAAGGCAGCCTCCGCCTGCAATCCGTTGGGCTATCCGCTGAACAAGCCCGCGAAACCATCGCACAATTTGCAAACGGCGTGGCAGCGGCGGGCGGTACGGCGCAATCAGCACCGTCACGCCGAGGCCGATGCGCGTGGTCACGCCGGCGAGGTGCGCGAGCGTCGCCAGCGGGTCGAGGTAACGACCGCCCGAGCCTTCCGCGTCCTCCGGCGGGATCGCGATGTGATCGACGACCCACAGATCGTCGAGACCGGCGGCCTCGGCGCGTCGCGCGCAGGCCCGCAGCAGATCGGGCGCGGACTGCGCCCCCATGTTTCGCAACAACACGCCCATACGCATCATTCATGCTCCTCGTTGCCGGATCCGGCGTTCAATCGTGCGGAGATCGGTCATCGCGTTTCACCCGACGTCCACGACCAGCCGGCCAATCACGCGGCGGCCGGCGATGTCGTCGAAGGCTTCGATCAGGCGCTCGAAGCCGTAGCGCGCGTGCACGTGCGCCGTGAGTTCGCCGCGCCGGGCCAGTTCGAGCAGCGCGGCATTGACCGCCGCGCCGCCCTGCGGATTCTGCCGGCCATATTCGCCGGCGCGCACGCCGACGATCGAGATCTGCTTGATCAGCGCGTAGTTCACGGGCGCCTGCGGGATCCGGCCGCTGGCGAAGCCGATCACGAGGAGGCGGCCGAAGGTGGCGATGCAGTGCAGGGATTCGTCGAAGACGTCGCCGCCGATCGGATCGTAGATGACATCCGCGCCGCGCCCTCCGGTCAGCGCCTTCACCCGCTCGCGAAAGCCGCCGTCGCGGTAGTCGATGAGGTGGTCGGCGCCGCGCGAGGCGACGACGGCGAGCTTCTCCGGGCCGCTGGCCGCCGCGATCACGGTCGCGCCGAGCTGCTTGCCGAGTTCCACCGCCGCGAGGCCGACGCCGCCGGAGGCGCCGTGCACGAGCAAGGTCTCGCCACGCTGGAGCGACCCGCGCACGACCAGCCCGACATAGGCGGTCTTCGCGGCGATGAGGAACGCCGCGCCCTGCGCGAAATCCATGCGTTCGGGCAAGGGCAGGCAGTCCGTGGCGCGCACCGTCAGGGTCTCGGCGGCGGCGCCGAAGCGGACCACGCCCATCACGCGATCGCCGACGTCGAAGCCAGCGGCGCCCGGCCCGAGGGCGGCGACGACGCCGCTGAATTCAGCGCAGGGCGTGAACGGCAGCGCGGGTTTCAACTGGTACAGACCCTGCGTCATCAGCATGTCGGGAAAGCCGGGCGCGAACGCGCGCACCGCCACGCCCAGTTCCCCTGCGCCCGGCGCCGGGACCGGCAGCGTCTCCACGGCAAGCGCGTGGTAGTCGCCAAACGCATGGCAACGCCAGGCGCGCATTTGAGTCGCCGCAGGATCCAACATACTCTCGGGTTCTCCGTCCGCAGGAATGACCGATGACTATGCTAGCCACGCCAGCGGTGAATGTCGCCGCACTTCTCAAGGAACGCCAACAGACGGTCGCCGTCAGTGAATCGTCGGCCGGTGGGCTCGTCTCCGCCGCGCTGCTCGCGGTGCCCGGCGCCTCCGCCTACTACCTCGGCGGCGGCGTGGTGTACACGCGGGAGGCGCGTCGCCTGCTGCTCGACATTCCCGACGATGAGGTCCGCCATCTCGTGCCGCTGTCCACCGAATATGTCGAGCGCTGCGCGCGCGCGGTCCGGACCAAGCTCGGTGCGACCTGGGGCCTGGCGGAGATCGGCACCACGGGTCCCACCGGCTCGCGCTACGGCACGCCGGCGGGCGTGTGCATCCTGGCGGTGGACGGGCCCGTGTGCCGCACGCGCGTCATCGAGAACGCCGGCAACGAGCGCGAGAAGAACATGTGGGGCTACGCCGCCGCGGCGCTCGCCCTGCTCGAGGAAGCGCTGCGCGCGAGCGCCTGACAGTCGTTGACGACGCAGGCCCCATGCCAGTGAGCGACCGCGGAGCGAGCGCCCTCGCAGCGCTGAAGCATCGCGACTTCGCCCTGTATGCCGGGGCGCGCCTACTGGCGACCCTCGCCTGGCAGATGCTGACCGTCGCGGTGGGCTGGCAGGTCTACGCCATCACGCGCGACCCGCTGGCGCTCGGCCTGACCGGCCTCGCGCAGTTCCTGCCCTTCGTCACGCTCGTCCTGCCCGCCGGCCAGATCGCGGACCTCGCCGACCGCCGGCTGGTGCTGGTCGCGGCCTATGCCTGCGAAGTGCTGAGCGCCGCGGTGATGCTGTGGTTCACGCTGACGGCGCAGCAGGCGGTGT